AGAAAGAACACGACAGTGTTGGAGAAGTTATCAGCACACAATACTTTAAAGGTCCTGCTGACTTGTCTTGCAATGGCTGGCGCAGTTTGGCAGGATTTGCAGACACTCCGCGGTCCGGAGTTAACATTGTTGCCAACACCCGAGACACTTTGGAAAAATTTAGTGATTTGGTTGATATATTCAAATTTTCCGGCAGACTCACAACATCACATCAACTGCCACCTCCAGAAGATGCTAAACATCTTCGTGCAGTTTGGTACTACAACAGCCAGCCGTCGGGAAAATTTATTCAATCAACATCAGCAGTAATTGACACAATTTATGCTGATGATTACAATGAAATTGTAAAAAATAATCTAGCACCAATGCATAACTGGATACCAGGATGGATTGATACTCGACATACCACTCAAGATTGGCACACAACCTATCAACCATATACAGGCATATGGTCAACTGAGCCAGGCAAAAAATTAGAAAAATTATTGTTAAACTGTCGCAGTCAGTGTTGGGATTGTCATGAATGCGAACGTACTTTTGGCATACAAGACATAGACTCAGCATTGCAAATAAGAAAAAATTTCCAAATACCAAATGAATGAAATTATCAAAGTCAATGATCTTTTGCCGTCAGGATATGCCGACGCCATTGAGAATGACTTGACTCGAGCAAACTTCATGTGGAATTATATCAATGATGTTACCAGCATGTATTTTGGTAACAACAGCGGTCTATCACATGTGGCATTTGACACAAGCGGTCCAATGAGCGAATGGTTTCCTTTTATCAAACCATTGGTATACAGTATTGAGCAAGCACACAAACAAAAACTTGAAAAATTGTTTAGAATCCGTGTTGGGTTTTTGACGCAGACTGATCAACCCGAGTACGAACACAACACACCACATGTGGATTTTTTATGGCCACACTATACCGCCTGTTATTATGTCAATGACAGTGATGGTGACACTGTGGTGTTCGACCAACAACTAACAGACGTTACTCCTGAAGCAATTGGGATTAATGAAACCATATTAAAAAACTACACAGACAAAACCAATTTTACAATAGCCGATCGGTGCTCACCAGTCAAAAATAGTTTGTGTATTTTTGATGGTTATAGATTTCATGCAAGCACAAAGCCACGACATCACAATCGTAGACTTGTGATCACAGTTAACTATATTTGACTATGTATCACAACGTAAAATCCATAACAATAGTAGGTGGCGGCAGTTCAGGTTGGATGACAGCCGCAGCCATATGTCGGCGACTGCCAAATATAAAACTCACATTGATCGAAAGCGACACAATTCCAACTATTGGTGTGGGCGAAAGCACAATTGGCCATATCAACCAATTTTTACATTTGTTAAAATTAAAAGATGAAGATTGGATGCCTCACTGTAACGCCACTTACAAAACCAGTATCAAGTTTGTGGACTTTAGAGAAGCACCCAGGGAACAACCACATGTGTTTCATTATCCGTTTGGTAACTTTGACATGTCAGACAAACCACGCCAGCTGATGGATTGGTTTTTGTACAAAACTGCTCATCCAGAGTTGGACAACAGCAACTTTGCCGAGTTCTATCATGACTGTGTGTTGATGACAGATGCCGGCAAAATGACACGCAACGAAGATCAAAAAATTCGTGGATTTATGTTTGACTCTGACACAGCATATCACATGGATGCATCACTGTTTGGCGAGTATCTCAAGCGTCATATTTGTTTGCCAACTGGCATGCGACATGTGGTTGACACTGTGGTTGATGTCACACAGCATGAAGATGGCAGCATACAAAGTATTGTTACAGAGAAATCTGGTAATTTTACAGCCGACCTATTCATTGACTGCACTGGGTTCAAATCGCTGTTGTTGGAACAAAAACTCAAAGTACCATTTATAAGTTTTGGAGACACGCTACAAAACGATCGTGCTGTGGCCACAGTGATTCCTTATGTGGACTGTGACCGAGAACTAGAAAATTACACTAGTTGCACGGCCATTGAATGTGGGTGGGTTTGGAACATTCCGTTGTGGAATCGCATTGGCACTGGCTATGTGTACTCCAGCAAATTTGCCACAGAACAAGAAGCCGAAGATCAACTGCGCAAACATCTCAAAAGCAATCGCATGGTGGTGCCTGGTACTGATCGTGGCGACACAGCTGAATTTAGACACATAAAAATTAAACATGGTGTGCATGCTCGCGCCTGGGAAAAAAACGTAGTAGGTATCGGCTTGGCCAATGGATTTATTGAGCCGTTGGAATCCACTGGTCTCATGCTAACACACGAATGCATTACCAAACTGATTCACACCTTGCTCATGAGAGATGGTGTGGTCACACAGTTTGATGTGGATATTTTTAACCATGCGTTCCAGGAACAGATTATGGGTTTTAAAAATTTCATCAGTCAGCACTATGCGTTGAGCATGAGGCATGACACACCCTACTGGCAGTCAGTAACTGGAAAAATAACTTACAGCCCAGAAATGAACAACTATGAACCCAGTTTGTACAACACCTATATGGCCATAGCAGAAAAACAACATCGTAACAAATACTGGGGAGTAGACGGCGGGGGAATAATTTACATTGCTGCTGGCATGGGATACAATCCCATTGACACAGCATACAAAGAATTTGCTGATCAAAAGTATTATGAAATTCCCGGATACGAAACAGCAGTTTACAACACCTGGCTCAAGCACCGAGAAGAAGTGATGCAACACATTGCTACCTTGCCAACTCACGCAGAATTCCTAGCAAAATACATATATAAAGTGGATGGCACGCTCAGTTGATCTTGCGGTAAATATACAATAGGAATAACTGGGGATTTATAATGGCATTTCCAACATCACCAACCAATGGTCAACAAGCCAACATTAATGGTATAACTTATACCTACAGCAGTGCGGCCACAGCATGGACGGTGAGCACATCTGTTAGCAATACGTTTGTGAGTATCAACGTGAGTGCCAATGTCAACAGTGGCAATGTGTTGGCCACTGGCGTGATTAGTGCCACTGGCAACGTATCAGGTGGCAATCTTGTTGTGACTGGCAATATTGTTGATACAGGTGCATTGACTATTGTTACAGGCAGCAATGGTAATATCACACTGTCTCCTAACGGAACTGGCATTGTTGCTGCTACTGGTGCAATAAGCACCACAGGCAACATCAGCGCAAACAATGCCACCTTTACATCCAATCAAACTTTGTCTTATGGCACAGCCAATGGTGTGGCCTATTTAGATGGCTCCAAGGTGCTGACCACGGGCAGTGCGTTGGTGTTTGATGGTACGAATTTGGGTGTTGGAGCAAGTACGCCTGCTGCTAAACTTGAAGTCTCTACTGCTGGTGGAACTAAATTCAGAATTACCTCAACTATTGATAATAATTGCGATATTGATTTTTATACAAATAGTGTGCAACGGGGAATTATTGAATTTAACTCTGCTAACGGATTAATTTTTACAGTTCCGTCTATACCATTGCTTTTTGGTACTGGCAATGCCACCAAGATGACCCTTGCTGCCGGCGGTAACTTAACTCTTGGGGATGCAGCAGCCGCTACAAATAGAGTATTTAACATCAATGGTGTTGTCAACAAAGCACAGCGTATTGTATTTCAAGAATCTAGCGTAGATAAATGGCTGATCGGAAACGGCGCAGCCTCTGAAAACGGCAACTTTGAAATCTACGATAACACCAACGGGAAAAATTATGTTTTTACTCGTACTGGGGTTTTTGCGCTTCCAGGCGCATCAGCATCAGCAACAGGCACTGGCATTACCTTCCCCGCTACTCAATCAGCATCTACAGACGCAAACACGCTAGATGATTATGAGGAGGGGACTTGGACACCCACTTTTAAAGGAACTTCAAGCGATCCAACAGTCACATACACAAAACAAGTGGGACGGTATGTAAAAATTGGAAGAATGTTTTATTGGGGGGTCGCTATGGTAGTAAACACTACTTCTGGCGGCAGCGGCATTTTGTATATAGACGCACCAGTTCCTATACTCAGTACCGGCTCTAACACTTGGGGTGGCACGGTTACTTGGAATGGGACGGGAACATTTACTGGGCAAAACCCAACCAACCTTGCGTGTATCAACGGCTCTACAGCAATGTACCTTCATACAAACTCAACAACAATGGCTTCATCCGATGTTACGGTCAGCCAATTGGCAAATGGTTCAAACATAGAAGCGTTTGGAATGTTTGAAACAGGTTAAAAAGTTTATTATCCTGACTGAATCGGTCAGGCTGGACACAACGCCAACTTTAAGGAAAAAACCCAAATGACAATCACGAAAGAAAAAGTAATTGACCAAATCACCGTCACTGAGAACGGAATTGTTTTTTACCGTGAAGCTACACGCATCATGGAAGACGGCAACGAACTAAGCAAGACCTATCATCGTTCAAGCCTGACCCCAGGACAAGACTTAACAGGCATCCCTGCCAATGTTGCGGCAATCTGCACAGTAGCTTGGACTGCGGAAGTAATTGCGGCGTATCAAGCGCAGATGGCGGCTCGTCAACAATCATAACTCACAAACTGGCCAGTTCTACTCGTTCCACAGCAGCCAATTTTTGTTGAACACTGTCAATGTTCAGTGTGCTCCACAATCCAGGATGCATGGGCTTGGGCCATGTGCCCACCGCAATCCACGCATAACCAATGTGCTCGTCGTTAAGCACAGGTTGAAACTCTTGATCCAGCACACAAACCCAAGTGTGATATTCAAATATACCATCTGCTGATGTGAATTTTTCCAGTGGCATGAGTCGACGATAGTCTGGAAAACTGCCCAATTCTTCCTGGCACTCACGTTCCATACCACCCAACAGTGTTTCACCTGCTTCTACTTTGCCGCCAGGTAATCCCCATGCTCCAGGGTGCTTGATGTCGTTTCTCAAGAGATACAGATAACGGCCAGTGTCACGGGCCAGGAACCATACACCCACAGCCTTTACAGTACTAGGCTCCAGGTGCCTGCTGGGTATTCGCCCTGATAACTTTTGGTCCATTCTGCTCCAGTCCATTCATATTGTGTACCAGTAGTTATGTTGGTCACATACTGCACCGCAGTTTCTCCTTCACTCACAAACGACACACGCCAACGTGCGCCGTCCCACTCAATGATGTCATGGGCTGACGCTACCAACGGCTGTCCTGCTGTGCCTGCCCAGGCAGCTGGGTTGGCCACATTGTCATAGTTACCAGTGCTTTCGGTCAACAAGTAACGCACACCTGTAACAGGTGACGGCAAGCCATCTCCAGGACCACTGATTAACGGATCAATGATAGCATCAATTGGATTCAGCGTATTCTGTGGTGCTGTGTCTGCGTCAGGAGTAAAGATAACCAATCTGTCATCGTCAGGATTGATCACAATGGTGCCAATTATGGGCGGACTGTTGCTGTCTGGTGGCGTGTCAACAGGACGGTTCAATCTAATCTGACTGATACCCGGACGCAACACGCCGTACGCCGAAATCACAGCAGGCCACAGCAGTGGTGAGTTGGCCACAATAGCAGTGGGATCTAGGTCAGCATATGCACCATTAGGTACCACAGTTCTAGCCGGCAACACTTGAATTTGATTGTTGATCACAACCAGTTTGTAACCCCATGGTGTGAACATGGGACGAGTTCCCAGCAACAGATCGTTGTTGGTTATGGCATCAGCAGCGTCACCTTGTGCGTCAAAGATGCCGGCAATAATGCGTTCCACCACACCCAGCTTCTTGATCTTGGCTGGAGATGAAATCCATATGGGCATGGAGAATTTGATGCTGGCAATGTCAATGGGATTTTCTGTGCCCATTGGTATAACTCTATTACTCCATGTCAATTGATCCAAATACATCACACTCAAACTTGACCAGTCAATGTAGTTGTCTGTGCTTTGCAGTTCTAGTGAAGGATTAAACAAGGTCAAAATCTGTTCAAATAATTGCAGTTTCTGATTGGTGTTTGATGTCCAAATATCCAGTGTAATACTCAGTTTATATGGCACAGGCATCAGGCGTTCGATAGTGAATGCATTGCCTTGTGTGGTGTCGTATGATTCTGTAGCTGAATCATATGTGCGTTGGCGTACTGAAAATCTATCCACAAAGGTAGGATCTTGTATTCTTGGGCGATCGTATTCAAGATTGTTGATGTAAAAAGTCATCAGCGGAGTTGATGGCAAGGCACTGGCAGAGTTTTCTTGAATGATAGTTTGTGCATTGCGACTGGAGTCGCCATAACGCACAGGCACACGCAACAGAGTGGCCTTGTTTACGCCGTCAGTTTCGTTGCCGTACTCGATTTGGAATCCTGAAAAGATTCTGGTAAATTGCAGCAGGAATCTGCGTATTTGGGCGTCATAAAAAAATTGTTGCATGTTTATCTTGAATAAGGTGGTGG